CTAGACAATGCGTCTAGACAGCTTCTGTTCTTGTTCGTTCTGGTGCAGACGGTCCATGGCGTCAGTTACCGTCGCCATTTTGTTCTTGAGGTCTGCGTTTTTGCTGTAGTGCGCGGCCATGATTTCCGTCTTCTGGCCGAGGGCGTCTGCAATTGTTCGGGTATCGAAGCCTTGCTCGCGCAGGGTTGTTGCGACTGTATGGCGCAAGCCATGAATGGTCAGGCCTGGCTGGACCAGGCCCTTTTGCTCCAAAGCCATTCTGAACTTCCGCCAGGAAGCGCGAAAGCCGCTTTCGGTCCAGGCTGTGCCTCGGCTGGTAGCAGCGATCTCTGGCACCTCATCGAAGTGTGGGGCTTCATCAAGGATTTCTCGCAGGGCAACTGGGCAGCGCCACCAGACGAAGGTTCCCGCCTTGCTGGTCGTGGTGGAGATGTCGTGGCCATTGTATCGCGCCCATGTCATCCGCAACACGTCGCCCTCGCGCAGACCAACGTACATCGCCAAGGCAATGGGCACCTTGAGATGAATAGGGGCCGCAGACATCACTGCTTCGCGCTCGGCCTGTGACCATGCCCGGTTAGCGTCCGCCATTCCCTTCGGCCGACGAATCTTTTTCACGGTTCTGATCACGGGGTTGGTCGACACCATCTCCCGCTCGCGCGCGAACTCAAAAATGATGGAGAAGACGGCGACCACATAATTGGCAAAACGACGTTTGTGCTTCGCGTAAGCCTTGTCTCTGATCTTGACTATGGCGCCACTGGTGAAAGCTGCGAGGGGCTGATCACGCATAGGCTTGAGGTAGTCGAATACCTTCTGGTAGTCGGTTCTGGTGCGCGTGGCCAGCAGCGGCATGGCGGTGGCGCGGTACATGGTGATTAACGCACCCAACGTGCCAGCCTTCGCGTTGCCTGTTGCGGCCTTTGCTACTTCCTCGTTGATCCGTGCGACTTCCGCAACAAAATCGGCGGTGCCGTATTCAGCTTCGATCCGCCTACCGGTCTTGCGGTGGTAAGAATACCAGTTCCCGGACTTCGGCTCGAAGTATCGCTTAATGCCGGGTATTCCCGGTTTCTTCTTCCTCGTCGCCATTCAGCGCTTCCAGTGCTTGATCGAAATCCGACTTGGCCTCTATCCCTTTGAGCCCGTCAATCCATTTGTCCAAATCCGCTTGGTCAAATCGCTCTAGGCGTTTGCCCGGCCCCAGAGGAACGGGGCGCACTGAGCAAACGGCCGTAAAGGTTGGGACCGACAAAGCGCAATAGGCAGCAGCCTCGGAGCGCGACATTAGGCGGCGGATGGCGGATTTTGTCATCCCCGTTCCCCCATAGCTGTCCTGATCGCCGTCAGGGTCCAGGTGAACGCCGGCAGCCACCAGAGCCAGATGTAATCCACGGCAAGGTTGTGCTCCGGGGTGAGGCCTGTTGCCCACGATGCGCAGGTCCATGCGGACAGAGCGCATGCGGTAACCCATAAGAGCCTCACGGCGCATTCCCATCACAGGATGGGAAGGCCACCCGATATCGATCCCGCGCGATATCTCGGATGCGATCGAACTCGGCGTCGCCAAGCTCCTGGCGCAGTGTGTCCAAGAGAACGTAGCGGAAGCTGTCCTTGCTTGGATCGGCCGGCTTGCCCTTATCAAACTGGACGATGAGCTTATTAACTGCTGCCTTCGCTCGTTTCTTCCAACGAATTGCGCCTTGCACCTTCGAGCGCCAGCCAGGCCTGTTTAAGCTGTGCTCTGGATCGGCTTCAACACGGCTGATCTGAGACAGCATGCCTTCGATCTGCATATCGATATCAACGACAGCCTGGACGCATTCTTCGCGGGTTTTCAGGTCTCGAACGGCGACACCTTCGCGGACGATCAGACCCATGGCATCAAATGCGCCGATTGGTTTCTCGTGCATTACGCAGCCCTCCTGGTGATGCGCTTGGTCCGGATGGGAGACGGGTTCATCGTCTGGGCGCAAAAGTCCATGTCGGGCTCATCGCCGGCGTCGTGGCCCTCCCTGTCTTCCCCCGACCAGTGCCAGCGGCCGGTTTCGTCAAAGAGCATCCCGAGGCCCAAGGACGGCTCAAGGTCGCCGTTTGCCTCAAAATCCGGATCCCCGTCGATCTGGTCGAGCATCTCGATCAGTTCTTCGATCATCGCCTCGGCGCGCTGCCGCAGCTGGGAGTGGTTCATTTGCCTTCCCCTGCCGTGTAGACGCCCAGAAGCACCTCGGCCGATTTGAGCTTCTGTATGGCCTCGTAAAGCGTCTCATGGATGGCTGCTTGATCGTCTGCCGTCTCGGCGGCGTCCAGGGCCAGCCAAGCCGTGGTGACAATGGCAAGGCCGCGGTTAAGGTCATCAGCTGCCTTCATCCGGTTCTGTTCGCGACCGCTCATCTCCTTCCCACGACAGTCGACCCAATCTCAACGAAGTTGTCGTCGACAAGGCCGTTGAGCTTCTCCATCTGATCGCGAGCGATACAGATAAGGGCGTTCAGGCGATCCATATGTGGGACCCTGGCACCTGGCGGGCCAAAGTCGCATCCCAAGATGGTTTCGGCCACGGTGTCGATCAGCTCGCCCATGTTGGTGAGATCGGTATGCAGGTCGTTCAGGTCGTAACTGGCCATCACGCACCTGCCTTCCGGAGCTCGGTGGCGGTGCGCATGCGGTTAGCGCGGCCATCGGCCCAAATGAAGGATGGCACCAGGCCGTCGACGCGAGCGAAGGCCATGTCGCGAACGTCCTCGTCGTCCCTCGATAGGCCGAGCCGCGCGGCGAGATTGCCCGACATCGCCTGCAATTCCCTGTCTAGGCGTTTCTCATGTTCCTCGGCCCAACCGAAGACCGCAGACTCGCCGTCTGCCGCAGCGCGGCACGTGAGGTCGAAGGTGTTCAAAATGGACACCATGGTCGACATGACGGAATAGAGCTCCCAGACGGTCATCGCTGAGTATTTATCAGACGGGAAATTTGGGGTATTGGATGCGGCATCCATGATTGACCTCCAGCGGTAGAATTGTGGGAGGCTCGGGGAGCGTTACAGCGCTTGCCCGAGCCGATTTATTCGGATCAGACGGCAGGCTGCTGCGCTCTCAAGAACGCCAGAACGCTCTCCATCATGCAGTCAGCGACTTCGTGGTCGCCATTGCGAAGTTCTTCAATGCCGAGTTCCAGCCCGGCGATGGCGCTCTGCATGCTGGACGGAGGCGTGTTCCATGTACGCAAGGCATCGAGCGCAGTCCCGTAGCCTTCGCTGGTCGCCAAAGCCTCTAAGTCGCCGATGTCGGTTAGGTAATGTGGTGTCGCGTTGAACGCTGCAGCACCCACGCGGTATTCAGCAATTGCAAGCAGGAGAGGATCGAACCCGCGCTTGCGGGCCGCCTCGAAGAGCTTGGGAAGGGGTGACGGCATATCGGCCTCCAACGGTGTTCGCTGAAGGTAGTAAAGCCCCGCTTAACCTTAATGTCAAGTGATGCTTAATTTAAAATCAAGTGTCGCTTCACCTTGTCCGCCGGAATGAACGATGTTCTTTCATGGTTCCGACAATTCGCCCCGGTGATTTCGATGATATCGTCAGGCTGGGATAATCGGGATTAAGGGGCGCCAATTCGATCACTGGCTTACCGTCAGCATCATTCCCTCTTGGTCGATACTTTTTGAAGGTTGCCTCACTCTCTCCTTCGAGCGCGGCCACAACATAGTCCCCTGGTATAGGCTCGAGGCCGGTGTCTACGATAATGACGTCGCCAGGCTTAAATTCTGGCATCATGCTTTCGCCATCGATCTCTAGTGCAAACGTGGGGCCAGAAGGCTTCCAGTGGATTTCGAACGCCCGCATTTCATCAGCGACATGCTGCTGGGCGACTGTTTCCGACCAGTTCCCTGCAGCCACTTTACTGAGCATCGGAACGACAAACCGACCCTCCCTCGTGTCTCCGCGATAGGGGCCCAACTCCCCGCCGAAGTACGCTGTTCTCAGGTCTAATCCGAGTAGGTCGCCGATAAAAATAAGTCGGTCCGCTGTTGGTACTGTCCTGCCGCTTTCCCATTGCGAAATCGCTTGCACGCTAATGCCAAGCGCCCGTGCCAGGTCCGCCTGCGTCATCCCCGCAGCCTTTCTGCTATCGCGGATGCGGTCTCCAAGTGCAGACATTGCAATTCTCCTGTTTGAACAACATCATAAAGCATTGCTTTAGGTGAACAATGAAGTGGTGCTTGATTTTAACCTTAAGCCGTGCTTAATACGCCTATGGAAAACGCACTCGAAGCTGCCATCAAGGCCGTGGGCACGGCCCAAAAGTTTGCCGAGAAAATCGGTGTGACCCCGCAAGCCGTAAGTCAGTGGCGTCGAGTGCCGGCTCTGCGTGTGCTGGCAGTTGAGAAGGCCAGCGGCGTAAGTCGACACGATCTCCGCCCAGATATTTACCCGCGCGAAGAGGTTGCTGCGTGATCTCGCACCCACATGCGCGTGATGGCCCGACCAGCGCAGTTTTGCGCTGATCCCATAATCTCGGTCGGGCAGGCTGGTCGGACAACCCGCTGCCCACCCCTTCAAGGAAATCAACCACCATGAAACACGACGAAATCGTGGACGGCGAAGCCATGTCCGCCGTTGAGGGCATCGACGCCACTCACCTGATCGGCACGCACATGGTCGTCGATCTGCAGCAGGAGCCGCAGCGCGCCGCGTTCAACGCCTATCGCGTGGCCTTCAGGCACAACGCTGACGATCCGACCCTTGCCAACGCGGCGGCGCTGGTCGCGGCCTGGAACGGGTTTGCCGACATTATGGGGATCGACCGGGTATGAGCCGCATTCGATCTATCCACCCGGGCTTTTTCACCGACGAGGACTTGGTTCAGGTGAGCCGAGATGCTCGTTTGCTATTGCTGGGGCTATGGGTCGAGGCTGACGACAAGGGCGCCTTTGAGTGGAAAATCACCACTCTCAAGATGCGCCTGTTTCCGGCGGACACCCTCGACATCGATACCCTGCTTGCGGAATTGGTGTCGATTGACGCCATCGCCAATTACGAAGTCGACGGACGTAAGTACGGCGCAATTCGGAATTTCCGTAAGTTCCAGCGTCCAAAATCCCCCAATGACATCCACCCTATGCCGGATGATTTCCGAAATTACGTCCGCTTACCGCCGTCTATTCCGGAACCATTTCCCCCAAATGGGGAAATCGCTCCGCAGATGGAGGAGGGAGGAGGGATGAGGGATTCAGAACTTAGCCATACAGGGCAGGATCTCTCAGTAGGGCAGGGTGGTAAGACACGGGCACGAGCCAAGGCGGGCGGCAAATGAGGCCCCTGCGTGACCACCAGTCCGATGCCATCCGCATGCTCCGGCAATCGCTGGCATCAGGCCACAAGCGACCCATGCTGCAGGCGCCCACCGGCTTCGGCAAAACTCTGACTGCGGCCGCCGTGATCCAGATGGCCTTGGACAAGGGCAATCGTGTTTGCTTCACGGTGCCGGCGATCTCGCTGATCGACCAGACGCTCGACGAATTTCGAGCAGAGGGGATCACCGATATCGGCGTTATCCAAGCCGACCACCCCGCGGTGGATTGGATGGCCCGGGTCCAGATAGCCAGCGTCCAGACGCTCGCGCGCCGGGCGCTGCCCGATACCGACATGGTGCTGGTCGACGAGGCGCACCAAGCGTTCAAGGTGATCTTCAACTGGATGGCCGATCGGCCAAAGCTGCCCTTTGTCGGGCTGTCCGCGACGCCTTGGACCAAGGGACTGGGCAAGCACTATGACGACCTGATCATTGCGGCGACCACCCGCGACCTGATTGCGCGGGGATTTCTGTCACCCTTCCGGGCCTTCGCCCCATCCCATCCAGACCTGTCGGGCGTCGGAACGGTCGCTGGCGACTACGACGAAGGCCAAGCCGCTGAGGCCATGGACAAACCGCAGCTGACTGCTGACATCGTCACGACCTGGCTCAAGTCTGGGGAGAACCGGCCTACGCTGTGCTTTGCGGTGAACCGGGCGCATGCGCGCAGTCTCGAGGACGAGTTCCGTGCAGCCGGCGTCACCACGGCCTACATCGATGCCAATACCGAGCGCGATGACAGAACCAAGATCGGCCGGGCGTTTGCCACTGGATTGGTCAAGGTGGTCGTCAACGTCGGGGTTCTGACCACCGGCATCGACTGGGATGTGCGCTGCATCATCCTGGCGCGGCCGACCAAGAGCGAAATTCTTTACACCCAGATCATCGGGCGAGGCCTGCGCACCGCAGACGGGAAAGAGGATTGCATCATCCTCGACCATTCCGACACCACCCAGACGCTGGGCTATGTGACCGACATCAAGCACGAAAAGCTCGACGCGGGCCGCATGGCAAAGGGCAGGAAGGCCGAGCCCAAGGTACGCGCGGTGAAGCTCCCCAAGGAATGCACGTCCTGCACCTACCTCAAGCCTGCTGGTGTGCATGTCTGCCCAGAATGTGGCTTTGCGCCCGCACGGCGCGAGGATGTCGCCACCGTCGACGGCGAGCTGTTCCAGGTGCAAGGCGGCAAGACAAAGGACGACCGAGCCACCAAGCAACGGTTCTGGTCTGGGCTGCTCTGGTACTGCGACGAGCGGGGATATTCTGAGGGTTGGGCCAGCCACAAATTCAAAGAACGCTTCGGCATGTGGCCGCGCAGCCTGCGCGCGGTGCCGGCGACCCCAGACGTGCATTGTCGGAATTACGTGAGGGCCTCGCAGATCAGATACGCGAAGGGCCGCGGAAAGGAACAGAAGACGGGAGGGGCACCAGATGCAGCGTAAGATTGGCGATCGCGTCCAGGGGCGCTGGAAGGAAATCCTGCCGTCGCTGGGCATACCAGCGGCATCCATCACCGGGAAGCACTGCGCGTGCCCAGTGTGCGGTGGAAAGGATCGGTTTCGCTTCGACGACAAGGACGGCAAGGGCACGTGGTTTTGCGCTCAGCAGCATGGCACGGAATCGTCCAATGCCAGCGGCAGCGCCGGCAACGGCTTCCGCCTGCTGATGGACATGCAGTCCTGTGACTTTGCCGAGGCCGCGCGCCTAGTCGAGACCGTGATCGGGACCGACAGCGAGCCGGTAGAGCAACCCATCGTTGCCGATCCTCGCCATGAGCAGGCAGAGACCTACGCTGCGGTGAGGGCTGTGTGGAAAGCCGCCAAATGGATTACCACCGACGACATCGCTGACCAGTATCTGCGCAAGCGCGTCGGCGCCTATGCACCATCGCGGGCACTGCGCTTCCACCCGGCCTTGAACCGTAACGGCCAGCCCTGTGCGGCGCTGATCTCGGCGTTCGTCGACGTGCATGGCGATCTGGCAGGATTGCAGCGAACCTTTCTCACGCAGGGCGGCGAGAAGGTGACCGGCAATGCGCCACGGCTCACCATGGGAAGCTTGCCGGCTGGCGGCGCCGTTCGGCTGGCGAAGCACGACAAGGTTCTCGGCATTGCCGAGGGCGTCGAAACAGCACTGGCGGCGACTGCCCTACACGGCATCCCCTGCTGGTCTGCGCTCAATGCAGGCCGGCTCGAAGCCTGGCAGCCGCCCGAGGGCGTCACGGAGGTTGTGGTCTTTGGCGACAACGACACCAACTCGGTGGGGCAGGCGGCAGCCTATGCGCTGGGCAAGCGGCTCAACCAATCGATCATGGCCGAGGTGGTGATCCCGCCTGAACCCGGCACCGACTGGAACGACGTGCTTCTGTCAAAACTGAGGACGCAATGATGAACGCCCCCGAACAAGCTCTGCGCCAGATCGCACCCATCGGCCTCATTGGCCTCACTCCGGCAAAGCCCGAAACCGGCATGCCCATTTGCGAGATGGTGGACCCCCGCGACCTTTGGGTCGACCCAGCCTATCAGCGCCCGGTTGGCGAGCGTGGCATCAAGCAGGTGCGCCGCATCATCGAGAATTTCGACTGGACGAAGTTCAAGCCGCCGGTCTGCGCCTTTGCCGAGGACGAGGACGGCAAGACCGTGCTGAAGGTGCTGGACGGCCAGCACACCGCAATCGCCTGCGCCAGCAATCCGCATGTGGCGCTGATCCCAGTGATGATCGTCGAGGCACCGGACACCCGGTCCCAGGCAGAGGCGTTCCTTGGCCAGAACAAGGATCGCCTGGGCATCACTGCGCTGCAGCTGCACTATGCGGCGGTGGCTGCCGGCGACCCTGAAGCTGTGACGGTGGCGCAGGTTTGCGACCGGGCAGGTATCAAGATCCTGCGTTACACCGGCAGGGAATTTGAGGCGCGCGAGACCGTTGCAGTCACTGCTATCGCGGGTTTGGTCTCGCGCAGGGGCGCCATGCGCGCGAGGCAAATCCTCGACGTGCTGGCAAAGGCAGAGTTAGCACCAATCACATCCAACCAGATCAAGGCCGTCGAGCACCTGTTGACCGAGGACGAATTCAAGGAAGCGATTGAAGCCGAAGCTTTGACTGAGGCGGTGGCAGGTCTGGGGTGGACCGTCGACGACGAGGCCAAGATATTCGCCGCCACCCATCGCGTTCCCATCTGGAAGGCGCTAGCGTCTATCTGGTTCAGGAAGTGCCGCAAGAAGCGAAAGGCATCCTGATGGGCAAGTGGTCAAGCCAGCGTCATGCGGCGAAGAGTGGCGTAGCGTTTCGACTGACCCACCAGGTGGGAGGCCGTTACTTTAACCCGAAAGTTGAGCAGAAACAGCGCCGAGCAAGGGATGAGATAGAGCCCCCAGCCGACGTCATCCGGCACAAAGGGATATTGGCCTGGCGCGCTTGAAAACTCACGGCAGTTCGGGCATAAAAGGACTGTCCGACCAGCCTGCCCGACCTCTCCCACCCGAGAGGTCGTTCTATGTCTAAGGCCAGCAAAGCCAAAGCCTCCAAGCCACTGACGTTCGATCAGGCGGCATCAGAGCTTCCTGCAGCCGAGGCGCAAGCCCGGGCGTTGTCATCCGCTTATTCCGAAGCCTACGAACAGTGCATTCTGCAGCTGCGCGCTTTGCACGCCATTCTTGCGCGGCAAGGGGCCAAGTCAAAAACAGCTTTGCGTCGGGTCGACGAACTGCGCGCGGTGGTCGACGCCGGCGAAGGCCGGACCGTGCCGAAATTCGAGCTGGTGCCCAACCCGATGATTACCCAGGGGTTGCTCGATGCCGTTGCCAGCGGTGAGGTGGCCACCAAGCACGAAGCCAGCATCATGGCCGCCAAGAACCAGGTAGTGCTGGTTGGCGGGCTGGCGCGTGTGAAGGGCAAGACCGAAGCCCAGTTCATGGCAGCGGCCCATTATTGCCACCTCTACGAAACCAGCCAGATTGGGCCCATGCAGGCCACTGACTACTCCCAGGTGCGTGTCGACACGTCGGGGCCGCGCCAAGATCAGGTCTCGGCCTCACAGGACGACACCCGTGCCGAGCTGGATAGCTGCCGCAGGGCGCTGGGCGCGCGGGCGGCAAGCATCGTCGACAAGATCGTCGTTCACGGCCTATCGGTGCGCAGTCTGTGTGAAAACCTGAAGTTGGGGCAGGGTGGACAAGCCCGGCGCCGCCTTGAAAAGGAACTGCTCGACGCACTGGACGTGCTGGTGGGCTGCTTCAACCTCCTGCCGAGAGAGAAGGGCAAGCCGACAGGGTGGCGTGATGCAGATCGGCCGCCGCTTGTGCTGCCCGATGAGCCAGAGGGCTGATAACGCAAAAGGGCCATCGCTGGCCTGCTTGCCAAGGCGGGCCAAATCATCTATGTTTTGGTTAATCGCGGTCCTTGCGTCAGAAATGATGCGGGGCCGTTTGCTTTTGTTCCCTTTCGATCCCTTACCTGCCGAATGGTCCCCCGGGTCCGGCTCCGGTCTAGGCAGACAGCGGGATCCGTGAAGCAGGGCGCCGCACATGACATGGTTTATCGGACTGGGCGTGTTGGTGGCTTCGTGGGGTGTGTTCTGGGGTGGCGCATTTCGAATGAAGTTCGGACGCTGGCCGCGCAGCCTCGACGAGTGGACGCCGCACTGAAATAAGAGTGCGAATCGCATCGGGGTTTTGTCCGAGGAAATCAACCTGTAAGCCCCGGAAACGCTGGGGTTTGAGGGCGCGAATCCATCTCGCCTGAGTCGCCATTTAGGCACCACCCATCACACCTTCCCCAAGCCTCGCTCTAGCAAGCGGGGCTTTTTGCTGGAGAGCCACATGCTCAAATACGCCGCGGTGTTGCTGCCACTGGTCGCGCTCGCCGCTTGCAGCGATGCCGATGTCGCGTCGGCCAACCTGTCGAAGGCTGCGGACCAGTTCGAGATCAACCGCCGCGTCGTCTTCTATAACGGCATCACCGGTGACTACATCCTGAGCGTTGAGGGCCTGTGTTCCCTCGGAAATGCCGACAGCAAGGGGCAGTTGACGGTAACCTGCAAGACCGGTCCGGGTGCCTACAAGAAACACTTCCTTGGTCTGTCCGACAACGTGACCTATTTTGCCGAGCAGCTGGAAGCAGCTAGCGTCAGCGCCTACCATTACCGTGTGGTGTTCAAGCCTTCGGTGATCGTCCCCGATATCGACATCCGATAGCCGTGGCGCGGCCCCATCATCGCCGTTCACCCCAGGCCGAGGCCTACCGCAAGCACTACTGGACGAACCGGTGGAAGCGCGCCCGGGCAGAGCAGCTGTTCAAGCAGCCGCTGTGTGAGAACTGCCTGCGCTATGGCCGCGTGACTGTCGCCACCGTCTGCGACCACGTCGACCCCAAGACTAAGCTGGACCCGAACACATTCTTCGCCGGTCCGTTCCAAAGCCTCTGTGATGCGGACCCCTGGCGTTGCCACTCCAAGGTCAAGCAGAGCGAGGAACGCCTTGGCTATGTGAAGGGCAGCACCGAGGACGGCAGGCCAGTGGCCGCTGACCACCCATGGAACCGAGGATAGATCCACTATGACGAATGCTCAGATGGCTCAGTGCTTCAACGAATGGATGCGCCGGTATATCGAGGAACCCGACCGCTTCGCTCGTGAGTTCGAGATGGTCAACCAGTTCCTAGCCGACGAGCAGAATGGACGAGAGCCCTCCTACGGCGAGACGAGCGCCGCATACATGGCGCAGCTTGCAACCGAGATGGCGGTGGCGTGATGAGCGGGCGCAAGCACTTCGGCGTTGAGGCTGCCCCACGCTACCCGAATGTCGATCTCGAAGCGTTGGCGGACCAAGTGGGAGAAGCGGCAGAGAGGTCAGGGCTTGGCGTTCGCAAGCTCATCGACGAGCTGGAGAGCTACACCGGAACCGAGGCAGTAAAGTTCAACATCACTGATGGCGATTGCCTGGTGATCAAGTGCCCTCACGTTGTCACCCGAGACGAGGCCTTCCACCTCAAGAGCGCTTTCACGGCGCTGGTCGACAACCTGGGCGTCAATGCCAAGGTGATCATCCTCGATAGGGGCATAGACATCGCAGTGTTGACTAAGGGCGAGCCGGAGCGGGCCCCGGGCCGTCTGACCCCATAGGGGGGGGCCTTCGCGGGTCCTGATCGACCGATCTTCTGCACCCGCGTCCCCCCTCCATTTTCACCGAAACCGAATTCAGAACAAAAAGTTGAGGCCATCCCCGAAGGGGATGAGTTGCGATGAACGTTGTAACCCTAGACGGCACCGGCGAAATCGTCCCAGAGCCGGACTGGGAAGCGCTGTTCAATGACGCGCTGGAAATTGAGGCTGCCAAGGAACACTGGCGCCGGGTTTCGGCTGAACTGAAAAGCCGGAACATCCTATCGCCAGGCAATGCCCACGCCATGCAACGGCTGATCGTCGCCTACGTCCTCTATGACCGCTCGCTGCGGGAAGTGGCCGAACATGGTGCTGTGACCAAGCCGAAGCGCGGCAATCCGAAAGCTATTGCGCGGACCAGCCCCCACTTCGCCGCCATGCGCGAGCTGGGGTCAGACGCAGCCACCCTTGAAGCAGAATTCGGGCTTGCACCGCGCCGCCGGTCATCGGCCTCAAAGGCGCCGGCACCCAAGACGAGGAGCCGAGCATCTGATGCCTATCTCGGCTCGACCGGTCGCTGACGACCTCGCCACCCGGTACGCACTCGACGTTATCGACGGCAAGATTGTAGCAGGGGCGTTTGTTCGAGCTGCCTGCGCTCGGCACCTCAAAGACCTTGAGATTGGGTCGGCACGCGGCCTGATGTTCAATGCCGACAAGGCCAAACATGCTTGCGGGTTCTTCCCGTCAGTGCTGACCGTGACCGAGGGCATTAAAGAGGGCCAGCCGTTCGACCTGCTGCAGTGGCACGGCTTTGTTGCCGCCTCGCTGCATGGCTGGTTTCGTGAGGACGGCTTGCGGCGCTACCGCATGGCCTGGATGGAAACGGGCAAGGGACAGGCCAAGTCGCCATTCATGGCAGGCATGGGCCTCTACATGATGGGCTTTGCGGGCAAGCAGCGCTCGGAAGTCTACGCGATTGCCAGCGACAAAGATCAGGCCAACGTCCTGTTCAAGGATGCTGTGGGCATGTCGCGCGCGACGATCCCAGACTGTGACGACGGGGATAGCCTCGAAGCCCGTGGCACTGTGGTTATCCGCGGCACCGGTGACAACGCCTGGAAGATCGAGCACCCCGACACGAGCTCGAAGTTTCAGTCCATGGCCAGTGTCGATTCCATCTCCGGCCCGCGACCCTATGCGGTGTTGGCCGACGAGATCCACGAATTCAAAAGCGCCTATGCGCTGCAGATATGGAAAGCCGCCATCGACAAGATGAGCGGTGACCCGCTGATGATCCTGGGCACCAATACCCCGGCGTCAAACCAGATCGTCGGCACCGAGTATTCGGACCTGTTCCAGCGCATTGCCACCGGTGCCGCCGAGGACGATAGCCTGTTCAGCTTCATTGCTCGGGTCGACAAAGAGGACATTGAAACGGTCTTCGACAACGAGGCTGTCTGGCAAAAGGCTCTGCCGGCGCTCGATGTCACGTTCCCGATCGACAACGTGCGCAAGCGCGTCCAGACGGCCAAGCTGTTGCTATCGGAGGCGCTCGCCACCAAGCGGCTATACTTCGGCATTCCAGTCGGCAGCGATGGGTTCTGGATCTCCGAGGAGGCGTGGAATTCATGCCTGGGCGCGGTGGACCCCGACCAGCTCAAGGGCTGTCGATGCTGGCTCTCGCTGGACTTGTCCAAGAAGAACGATCTGACCGCCGTCACTGCCACGTGGGTGGATGCCAAGGGACACCTCTGGTCAAAGACTTGGTATTTCACCACCAAGACCGGTCTTGCCGATCGGGCTCGAGACGACAATGCCCCTTATGAGGAATGGGCGGCAGATCCAGTGCGCAGTGGAATGACTGCGCTGGATGGCGCGGTGATTGATTATGCGTTCGTGGCGCGCCAGGTGAAACGCCTGGTCGAAGGTCACAAGGTCGAATTCATGGCGGTTGATCCGGCCAAGATCGACGACTTTACCGCGGCCTGCGCCCTCGAAGATGTTGACCTGCCGGTCTGGCAATTCGAGGGGCCAGACGAACCAGAGGGCGAGGGCCTCAAGCTGGTTCGGCACGGGCAGGGGCCGCGTATCGTGTTTCAGGAACGGTCGCTCAGCATGCCGCGCTCAGTCGAGCGGCTGGAGGATCGCATTCTGAACGGGACCGTCACCATTGATAAAAGCCCGGTGACGACGATGTGCGCGGCCAACGTGATGATCCGCTCAGATGAGATGAACAACCGTGCCTTCGACAAGAAGCGCAGCCGGGGCCGCATCGACGGCGTGGTGACCATCGCCATGGGCGTTGGGGCCGCTGACAACGAACTGCCAGAGGCAAAGAAGCCCGCGAAATACCGCGTGCGGGTCTTCTAGAGCCCCAAGGGGAATTCAATGACCATGAACCGAGCTTACAGCCTCCTTGAGATCAAGGGGGTGGACGACGACACGCGCACTATTACCGGCATTGCCTCGACGCCCAGCACCGACCGGGCCGGCGACATCGTGCTGCCCGAAGGCGCCGTCTTCAATCTTCCGCTGCCTCTGCTGTGGCAGCACCGATCAACCGAGCCGATCGGCCACGTCATTCAGGCGAAGGTCACGGCGAAGGGGATCGAGATTGTCGCCACCATCGCCAAGGATGTCACCGATGACATCGAGAAGGCATGGAAACTGATCAAGGCCGGCCTTGTGCGCGGCCTGTCGATCGGCTTCCGCGGCATCGACACCGAACAGATCCCCAATTCCTGGGGGATGATCTACCAGAAATGGGAATGGCTGGAGCTATCCGCCGTGACCATTCCGGCCCAGGCCGAAGCGTCGATCACCTCCGTCAAGCAATTCGACACCAATGCTCCCGCCGCGACTGGCGAAACGGGGCGCCGGCCGAATGACCCTCCCGCGACTGGGAAATCCTTCAACGTGAACCTCAAGCCCCTGGAGGGCACCAAAATGACGACCATTGCTGAGCAGATCACTGCTCTGGAAACCAAGCGCGCTGCCAACGTCGCGCGCATGAACGAAGTGATGACCAAGAGCATCGCTGAAGCCCGCTCGACCGATCAGGCCGAACAGGAAGATTTCGACACCCTGGAGCAGGAAGTGGCGGCGATCGATGCCGACCTGAAGCGCCTGCGGGCCGTCGAAAAGATGAATGCTGTCTCGGCCAAGCCGGTCAATGCCGCGACCTCGGTTGATGCCGCCGCCGCCGTGCGCAGCACCGGGCTTGCTCCTGTTGCCGTCAAGGCTTCTGTTGCCAAGGGCACCGCCTTCACCCGCTTTGCCATGGCTCTCATGGCCGGCAAGGGTAACCTGATGCAGTCGGCCGAGATCGCCAAGCGCTGGGCCGATCAGACCCCGGAAGTGGAAACGGTCCTCAAGGCCGCCGTCGCCGCCGGCACCACCACCGATGCCGCCTGGGCCAAGCCCCTGGTTGAATACCAGAACATGGCCTCGGAGTTTGCCGAGCTGCTGCGCCCCGCAACCATTATCGGCCGCATCCCGGGCCTGCGGAACGTCCCATTCAACATCAAGGTGCCGCGCCAGACCGGTGGATCGTCTGCCCAGTGGGTTGGTGAAGGTGCGCCTAAGCCTGTGTCTGCCCTGGGCTTCGATCAGATCCTGCTTGGGACGACCAAGCTGGCCGGCATTGTGGTGATGACTGACGAGCTGGTCCGCGCATCGAGCCCATCTGCTGAAGCAATCGTTCGCCAGGATCTGATCAACACCATCGTGCAGACGATGGACCGAGACTTCGTCGACCCGGCCAATGCTGGCACTGCCACGGTCAAGCCTGCCTCGATCACCAATGGCGTCACGCCAGTGGTGGCCAGCGGCACCACGGCTGACCATGTCCGCGCCGACGTGAAGGCTCTGTTCGGCAAGTTCCTCACCGCCAACATGTCGCTGACCGGCGCCGTGTGGATCATGACCGAGATGCGGGCCCTCAGCTTTGCGCTGATGCTCAATCCGCTCGGCCAGCGCGAATTCCCCGACATCAACATCAACGGCGATAGCGGCGGCACGTTCATGGGTCTGCCGGTGGTGCTGTCGGAGAACATCCCGGCGAACCCGGGCGCTGGTGATCCGCTGGTTGGCGCAGGCGATCGCATCATCCTGGCCAAGGCCAACGAGATCCTGTTGGCCGACGACGGCGAAACCCTGCTGGATGCGTCCAGCCAGGCATCGCTGCAGATGGACAGCGCCCCGACCAATCCACCGGTCGCCGCCACCGTGCTGGTCAGCCTGTGGCAGATGAACCTCGTGGGCATCCGCGCCGAGCGTTACATCAACTGGGCCAAGCGCCGCCCTGGCGCCGTCCAGTACATCGACAGCGCCGCCTACGTCGGCTGATGAAACGAGGGGTCGGCCCAAATCTGGGCTGACCCCTTTTCCCTGATTTCGACAGGAGGCGAGGCATGAAACTCATTGCTGTGAAAGCCATGCGTTACGCTGGCAAAAACCTGCAGCCGGGCGATGAATTCGCGGCATCGAACGAACGCGATGGGCGCACGCTGAAGGCCATCCGTAAGGCTACTGACGCTCCCGATGGCGTCTCCCCTACGTCGTCCGCGGCCGCACCTAAGCCGACGCCATCCGAAAACAGCCCTACGCGCAAGCGGGGTAACTCGTATCAAACGCGCCGCATGCAGGCGAAGGACTGACCCTGATGCGTCTACCCTTTGGCCTCAACATCACCCGCGAAAAGGCGGCCGGCAATCTCACTCGCCCCGACACGCGCGGCGGTTGGTGGCCTCGCGTTATGGAGCCCTTCACCGGCGCCTGGCAGAAGAATATCGAGGTGAACCTGGACAGCGTGCTGGCGAACCATGCCGTGTTTGCCTGCCAGACGCTGATCGCCTCCGATATTTCCAAGCTGCGCATCAAGCTGGTGCAGCAGGATGAGCAGGGCATCTGGACCGAAACTAAGAGCCCCGCCTATTCGCCGGTGCTGCGCAAGCCGAACCACTTCCAGAACCGCATCCAGTTCATGGAAAACTGGGTGCTTTCGAAGCTATCGCGCGGCAATACCTACGTGCTCAAGCAGCGCGATGGCCGGGGCGTGGTGGTCAAGTTCTACATCCTTGATCCGGCCTTGACCCAGCCACTGGTAGCCGACAGCGGCGAAGTCTTCTATGAGCTGAACACCGACAAACTGGCTGGCCTTCCAGACCGCGTCATCGTCCCGGCGCGCGAAATCATCCACGATCGGTTCAACTGCTTTTTCCATCCCCTCGTTGGTCTGTCCCCGATTTTTGCCGGCGGGCTGGCGGCAGCGCAGGGCCTTGCGATCCAGAACAATTCGGCCACGTTCTTCAAGAACGGCTCGCTGCCAGGTGGCATCTTGACCGCCGCCGGTGCCATTGACGATGACACTGCTGCCGAGATGAAGACCGCATGGGAACAGATGTTCAGCGGCGCGAACCGCGGCAAGGTCGCCGTGCTGGGCGATGGGCTCAAGTTTGAGCCGGTTGCAGCGAAGGCCGTCGATTCGCAGATGATCGAGCAGCTCAAATGGTCGGCCGAAGTGGTTTGCAGTACCTATCACGTCCCGCCCTACAAGATCGGGATTGGCGCCCAGCCAACCTATAACAACGTCCAGGCGCTCAACACCGAGTATTATTCGCAGTGCCTTCAGGTTCTGTTCGAGGCGATCGAACTTTGCCTCGATGAAGGGCTGGAAACCGGCGACGCGCTGGGCACGGAATTCGATATCGACAATCTGCTGCGCATGGACAGCGCCTCCCAGATGGATGTGCTGGAAAAGGCCCGTAGCGTGATGACACTGAATGAGCGCCGTCGCCGGCTCGACCTCAAGGGCGTCCCTGGTGGCGAAACGATCTACATGCAGCAGCAGGATCACTCGATAGAGGCGATCGCCGCCCGCGATGCGCAACTGATCGCTACCGCCGATGCTGCGCCGGCCGAGCCCGCCCAATTGCTGCTCGCTCCGCCAGTCCCTGAGAAGGTTGAGGATAAGCAAATTGATCCCCGCCAGATCAAACGACTGTTCGCCACACGAAAGGCCGCATGATGGACCTGCAGCAGGCATTTGATGAGGGCTTCGAGGCCGTCAAGCAGTACGTCGACGGCGAACTGTCAGCCCTTGCCAAGCGGCTGGACGCTCTCGAAGGCAAGTCCGAGCCTGTCAGTGTCGCCGGTGCTGTCGTCGATCGCGAGGGGCATTTGATCCTGACCATGTCAGACGGCGCCACGAAGGATGTCGGTCTCATATGCGGCAAGGATGGGGCGACCGAAATTGTCCCGCCGGTTCCGGCCGCCAGCGAAAGCGCCAATGAGCTGACTGCAATTCTCAAGCGGCTCGACACCATTGAGGCGACAACGCCCCCTGCGGCGGTATCCAGTGCCCTGATTGATCGCGGCGGCCACCTCGTACTGACCCTGACCGATGGGGCCACCAAAGACGTCGGCCCGGTCTGTGGGACGGACGGCAAACCGGGCGAGCCCGGGCTTGGGTTCGATGACCTGGCTGTGGCGCACGACGGGGAACGTGGATTGACGCTGAGCTTTACGCGCGGCGAGCAGGTGAAGGAATTCCCCATGGTGCTGCCGATCGTCATTGACCGCGGCATTCATCGAGAGGGGGACATTTACGCCAAGGGCGATGGTGTCACCTGGGCGGGCTCGTTCTGGATCTCTCAAAAGGACGACAACGGCGACAAGCCGGGGGGCTCCCCCGAAACGTGGCGGCTGTCCGTGAAAAAGGGCAGGGACGGCAAGGACGCGGTTGTCCGCGAACAGGCCGCGCCCACCCCCATCAAGCTGAGGGGCTGACATGGCAACTCTTGTCAGTCTTGCCCAGGTCAATAGCGCGCTGCGCCTCGATCTGGAGGGCACCGAACCAGACTTTTCTACCGACGAACGCAGCCCCGATGTCCTACTCAAGATCAAGCAGGCGGAAGACATCTGCCTCGACTTCATCCAGCCCAAACCAGACCCCGCCTGGACCGCCGATGACGCGCCCGGCCGAGTCACCGCTGCGATCATTGTGGCTGTTGGGTGCCTGCTCGATGAAAGCGAGGACAGCCTTGCGATGATCAGCGGGTTGTCCGGCGTGAATGTCGATCAGCGCAATCCCATCGCAGCGCTGCTCTGGCGCCTGCGCAAACCCAGCATGGCTTAGGAGGCCACGATGACCAAAGTTCGCTTCTCCAAGGATTTCGACTTCAAGCCGAGCGACCAGGCAACCATCGGTTACAAGGCCGGATGGACTGGAACTGTCACCCAGGCATGCGCCAAGGCTGGCGAAGCTGCTGGCGTCGGCGAGATCGTCGAGGCTGATCCCGAGCCCGCCAAGCCCGTGGTCTCCAAGCCGGCCAAGGCCAATGGCTGAGAACTGGCGGCGGCCCGGCGCACTGCGCGACCGGCTGCACTTCCAGTCGAGCCCACCGGCTGGCGACGGTTGGGGCGGCCCGCCCATTCCCGGCGCCGGGGTCTTCACCACTCAATTCACCCTATCGGCCGGCATGCGGCCACGCACTGGATCGGAAGCAGTCACTGCGGCGCGGCTGGGAGGCCGTCAACCCTATGTCGTCACAGTCCGAGCCAATGCCCGCCTCAAGCAGGTAACGCCCGCGTGGCGGCTCGTAGACGCGCGAGCAGGTGAAACCAACGGCAAGCCGAACCGTGTCTTCCAGATCGTGGCACCGCCAACTGATCCGGACGGCAAGAATCAGTGGATCGAGCTGCTGGTGGTCGAAGGCCCGCCGAGCTGATGGCGACCAAGATTGAGGGCGTCGACAAGCTCAAGCGCAAGATGACGCGCTTTTCGGTGATGGCTCGCAAAGAGATCGCCGCAGCCATGGAGCAGAGCGCCGAGGAATTGGTGCGGCTGATGAAGTCGCTGGCGCCGGTCGATGACGGCGACCTGCAGATGTCGATCAACTGGACCTGGGGCGATGCCCCGAAAGGCTCGATGGTGCTGGGCTCCGTCCGCAATGAGGGCAAGGGCGTCGGCAACATGGCCATCACGGTCTATGCCGGCGGCGGCAAAGCCTACTATGCGCGGTGGGTCGAATTCGGCACCTCCGCGCATATCAACGGTGGCAGGTTCCCCGGAACGCAGCATCCCGGCACCATCGCGCGACCCTTTTTCTTTCCGGCCTATCGGTCCATGCGGAAGCGCATCAAGGGCAGAACCAGCCGCGCAATTCGCAAGGCGGCCCGCACGACGGCTGCGGGAGGCTAACCCATGGATGCCAGTGTTGACCTGATCATGGCACTGCGAGCCCGACTTGAAGCCACCCCTGCGGTGATGTCGAAGATCACCGGGATTTTCGATCGAGTGCCAGAGCAGCAGCGAGCAGAGCGCAACGTAGAATTTCCATATGTCTCGCTCGGTCCCAGCGTCTCCATCCCCGCCGATTATGACTGTGTCATGGGCGAGGAAATCACCATCCAGTTTGACGTGTGGTCGAGCGGAGCGGGCGAGGCGTTCGGCTCTGTCGAGTGCCGCAAGATCTGCGATGCGATCAAGCGCGCTCTGCATGATGTCCCGCTTTCCCTCACCGCCAATGCGCTGGTGACCTTCAATTGGGAGATGACCCGGATTTTGGATGATCCAAATCCAGCCATTACCCATGGCGTCGTCCAGTTCTCTGGCGAAGTCGAGACCCCCTAATCATCCGGCCGCCCAGTGCGGCCTTTTTCATGGAGGCCACCGTGGCTGACGCAACTACCATCAAGGGCGGCAAGGTCCGCGTGCTGCTCGGGACGCTTCCGGTCGATCCCGAGGATCCCATCGTTTACGCCGCGCCGTGTGGCTTCACCTCAAAGACGGTGACCCTCAGCAAAGCACTGGAAGATACCCAGGGTGTGAGCTGCACCGATCCGGACGCTGTGTCCTGGCTTCTGCGCGATGCGGTGTCGCTCTCGATCAGCGTCTCCGGCGAGGGCGTGCTGGCCGTGGAGTCACTGCCCGCTTGGCTGGCCGCATGGAAGGATGTCGATTCCGTCCCCGTCAAAATCGAGGTGGAGATGCCAACCACGCTTTTGACCTTTACGGGCAACATGCACGTCGAGAGCATGGAATGGACCGCGCCGAATGGCCGCCGTGTCACCGCCAATATCAGTATGCAGTCGGACGGCGCCATGGCCGATGTGACCACTCCATGAGCCGGGACGGTTCGATCACCCTCCCATTCGCGGACGGTCCCAAGACCTTCCGCATGGCCTGGGGCGAGTTGATCAAGCTCCAGGAGCACTGCGACGCCGGTCCCTTCGTCGTCTACACTCGCCTGATGACCGGCGGCTGGAAGATGGGCGACATCAGCAACACGATCCGCCTGGGGCTTATTGGCGGCGGCATGCCGGCTCCCGAGGCTCTGACCTTCGTGCAGCAGTATGTCGAAACCCGGCCACCGGTGGAAAGCCTGCCGCTGGCCCAAGGCATCCTCGGCACCGCTTTGCAGGGGGCACCTGATGAGGCTCCGGGGGAGCCCGAGGGGGAGGCGGCGACCGCCTCGACGACCTCCCCAACGGGAAATGGCGAATAAGCATCATCTACGCCCAAGGCGCTGTTCTGGGCATGGCCCCGCAAGAAGTGGATCGCCAAAGCTTTTGGCAGTTTCTCGCCGCCTGGAATGGCTATGTCGCCGCTAACAGCGACGGCAGCAAGATCAGCGAGAGCGATGCGCAAGCCCTGTTCGATTGGATCGACGATGTGCCGGTGGCCAATGGCTTGAAGCATTTCCCCCGGTACGCGTGGTCGGGAGAGCGGCTAAAGCTGCTAGCTCAGCAGGCCTAGGCCCTGGCAGGCATTCACAATGCGATCAGCTGTGGTCTGGGCTTCGGGCGACAGCTGCCCCGCTTGCGCGGTCGCAGCAGACTTTGTGCATGCGGTGCGCATCGCTTCTGGGGATGCAGCATCGACATCTAAATCACGAGCCAGTCCGTTCCAAACTCGTGTCCGTGCTTCCGCTGCCTGTCGTTCACTGTCGATGCGGATGAACTCTCCCCAGGCGAAGTATGCGCCGACGGCGATTACCACAACGCAGGCAGTCACAATCAAAGCCTTTAACATCCGCTCTCCCCGAGGTGCCCCGCAATGGCGACAGAAGTAGACCTGCAGCGCCTCGTCGTCCAGATGGAGGCCTCGTTCGTCAAATACCAGCGCGAATGGTCGAAGGCGATGGGTGTCACGGACACCAACGTTAAGCGCGTCCAGCAGCGCTTCGACGGCATGACGAAATCCATTAATAATGCGGGTGCCAACACCGCCCGCGCGCTTCAGCCTGTCGCTGGGCAGACCAGCAACATTGCTGCCCAGTTTCAGGATATTGCTGTTCAATTGCAGGGCGGACAGTCGCCGTTTTTGATCGCCATGCAACAGGGCACCCAGCTCAGCGCTGTGCTGAACCAGTCTAAGAGCCCGATTGCTGCGCTCAGCGCTGGCTTTATGCAGATGGTCAATCCCATCTCATTGGCGACCATCGCGGCCATTGCTCTGGGTGGTGCTGCGGCGCAGTACCTCGGCAAGCTATTGGGCGAGGGCAAGTCAGCCGAAGAACTGCTCAAGGAACACAACGAGACGATACGCAGCGTGGCAGAGAAGTGGGGGGATGCAGTCCCCGCGCTCAAGGCATATGTCGACCAACTCGATCGCGCAAAGGATCAGACCAGCCTGGGGCAGGCCTATGACGAGGTTGTCCTGCGCCAGTTCGAGACCCTTCGGTCGACCCTAAGCGAAACCCGTGCGGAGTTTGCAGCTGCGCGCACCGATCTTGCAGCGCTTGGGGCGAGCGCGCAGGAGATCGATGCATTGCAGAGTGAATTCGATACGCTACGCAAGCGTGCCGAAGATGGTTCCGCGACCACGGCTGACCTTGAACGCATGATGGAGCTGCTGGCGCAGACGACCGGTGCTAGCACAGTGCCCAGCCTAGTTTCGCTGCAGGGCATTCTCGCAGGCGTTTCCCAGGCTTTGGCCACGGCATCGCGAGAGGCGGCAGTTTTCCGAGAGGAACAAGCTAAACTGAACGAGCCTGTCGCGCAGGTCAGTGCCTTCAATGCGAACCGCGAGTTTATTGCGGAACAAGAGCGGCTCAACGGCCTGACCGCAGACCAGCTCAACCTTGAAAACGAGATAGCGCGGGTCAGGTCCGAGGCAGAGCGCGGAAAGACACTGGTCAGCGATCAGCAGGCGCTGGAAATTGCCCAAGGGCGTCTGGCCGCCGAAGATCGCCGCTCGAAGCTGGCATCGGCTGAACGCTCTGCCGGCAAGACCGAAAACCGCGAGCGCGATGCCGTGCTGGAGCTTATCGCCGCTCTGGAACACGAACAAACATTGCTGGGCCTCAATGCGCAACAGAAGGCGGTGGCCAACGCATTGCGACAGGCGGGCGCCGCGGCAACAGACACGCAGCGCGAGGCGATCATCGCGCTGGTGAACGCGACCTATGAAGAACAAGCCGCGCTGGATCTGGTCAACGATCAGGTGCGCGAGTTTTCCGACGCTGGCCGCGCTGCGCTTTCTGGGTTCATCCAGGACGTGCTGGCAGGCAAGAACGCCACCGAGGCGCTGGGCAATGCCCTCGCCAACATCGGCAACCGTCTCATTAACATGGGGCTCGACAGCCTGTTCAGCGGCGGCGCCAGCGGAGGCGGTTTGCTCGGTGGTCTGCTCAAGATACCCGGCAGGGAAAGCGGTGGGCCTGTCCAGGCCGGGCAGCCTTATGTCGTGGGCGAGCGCCGCCCGGAACTATTCGTTCCCACGCAGAATGGCGTGATCCTCCCACGGCTGCCGAGCGGCGGCGGTGGTGGTAGTGCAAGCGTCACCTACGCGCCAACCATTGATGCCCGCGGCGCTGACGAGGCGGCGGTGGCTAAACTGGCCCAAGTCATGGCGCGCGATCGTGCCGAGTTTGAGGGCAGGGTACGCAAGATCGTCTCTCGCCGTAGCAAGGAAGGGTGGTAGGCCATGGCTGTAACTGAACCGCTCGACCTGCTTGACGGCTTCCCCGGCTGGTCGACGAGCTTCGATCTGATGGCGCGACAGGAGCAATCCCGCAGCGCTGCCGGTCGCACCCGAACCAAGGATTTCGGGTCGCCACTTTGGCGGGCAAGCTATGTCTCGCGGGTGATGCGCGCAAACGAACTGGACCGCTGGCGGGCTATCCTGTCGGCGGCGATGAATGACCAGATGACGTTCTATGGCCGGGCACTGTCTCGCTGCCGGCCTATCCATCATCCCGGCAATCTGCCGCTGCCCACCGGCACGCTGCACACCATCGGTGCCAACAACAAATCCATCCGCGCGGACGGCTTGCCCACTATCCGGCTGGACATTGGCGACCTGATCCAGATCGGTCCAAACCTGCACCAGGTGCGTGAGCCGGCCGCCGCTGTGGCCGGGTTGACGCCACTGTTTGAAATCCGGCCTCACCTGTGGCCCGCCGCATTTACCGGGCAGGCTGTCGTCATCGCCAAGCCATCCTGCCTGATGGTGATCGTTCCCAACTCGCTGCAGGCGTCCGGCGATCTGCGCACCGGGCGCGGGTCGGTGTCGTTCGACGCCATCGAAGCGCGCGGCTAGAGGCCAACATGAAATCCATCTCTCCAGCCAACCAGGCGGCGCTTGCTGCCCGGGTGTTGCTGCCTGTCGACTTCCTGTCCATCACTGCGCGCAACCGCACAACCGGCCTGCCCGAAACCGCCCATTTCTATTCCGGCTATGACACCGTGGCGGCGCTGGTAATCGATCCAGACACCGGCCTGCCAGTGATGCGCAACTACAAGGGCCAGGGTTCCCTTATCCAGATCAGTGACATCCCGGCCATTGCTGGCGTGACCGTCCAACGCGTCACCATCAAGATGAGCCAGCTCGATGATCTGGTTGAACAGGTGGTGCGCCAATACGACCTGAAGCAGGGTCGTGTTGAAATCCATACCGGCTTGCTCGATCCCGACAGCCGCAAACTGGTCGATCCGGCCGAACCGCTGTTCGTCGGCTTTGTCGACGAGGCACCCATCACGACCCCGCCCGAGAATGAGGATGGTGGGGTGACACTGACCTGCACCAGCCACACGCAGGAATTGACCCGGGCAAACCCCTCGACGCGCAGCCATGCCGATCAACAGGTCCGCGCGCCAGGTGACGCGTTCTTCGTCGACGCTGCGGTGTGTCCCGAGTGGGACCATTACTGGGGCGACAACGGCCAAACCAAAGTCGAGACCAAGCCCAAGGGCCTGTTCGGCTGGGGCGGCTTTCTGGGGTTCCTATGACCGTCCGCGCGGCAGTGGCCGCCGATTGCCTGCGCGTGGTGGCGATGTCAAAGGCCGCCCATGTCGCCGGCAAGCTGCCGTGGAACTTTAGCGCGGTCCATGCCGATCAGCTGTTCCAGCAGTCGCTCGACCAAGCCGATCGGGTTTGCATTGTCTATGCCCCGGACGGTATCGCTCGCGGCTTCCTGCTTGGCTATGTGGCGCCGTCGCCTATGGCCAGCATTTCATTCGCTCGAGACTTCGGGTGGTGGATTGATCCGGGCCATCGGGGTGTCGCCGCCGGCGAGATGATGGACGCGTTTGAGCTCTGGGCCGATCAGCGAAACGCAACCTTCTGCTGCATGGCAGCGATGGAGGCCAACCCGCGCGCCGGCCGCATCTATGAGCGCCGCGGCTACGCCCGGACCGAAACCCACTACCTCAAGCGACTTTAGGGGACTTCCTACATGCCCGTTTTTACGGCGATAGGCTCCGCCATCTTTGGCGCGGGCACGTTCCTTGCTGGTCTCACCGCCGCAGGCTTGCAGGTCGTCACCGGCATTGCGTTCAGTGCCATCGGCAAGGCCATGCAGGGCGAGCCCCAGCCCGCAAAGTTCGGCGTGCAGGTGCAACTGCAGGGCGGCGACGATGTCCCGCGCTCGATCAACTTCGGCTGGAACTGCACGGCTGGCTCGCTGGTCTATCACAGCCCCTGGGCGGCCGGCGGGGTGATGTCCACCCACGTCATGGCGATCGGTGACATTCCTATCCGTGAACTGGTCGGAGTGGAGATTGATGGCGTTCCAGATACGCTGCTGAAGGGCGAGGCGCACCCCCAGTATGGCTGGCCCGTGGCGGGCTTTCGCAAGGATGGGCGCGATCATCTCTGGATCAAGTTCTATGACGGCACCCAGACCGCAGCCGACAGCTTTCTCACCACCTATGTGTCGTCGCCGTCGCGCCCCTATGGCGCCGATCGCATCGGCTATGGCGTGCCCTATGCCATAGTCACTGCGATGGCGCCCGAGCGGAATGACGATGGCAGCAAGCCGCTGTTCCAGGGCAAGCCAGCGGTCAAATTCATCACCTATGGCGCGCGCTGGTATGACCCGTCGCGCGACAGCACGGTGGGCGGCGTGGGGGCACAGCGCTGGAACAATCCGGCGACCTGGGGCGGCGACGGCGACTTCCTGCCGCCCGTCCATATCTACAACGTTCTGCGTGGCATCCGCTTCAATGGGCAGTGGCTCTATGGCTTGCAGGCGATGCACCCGGCCCGCATCGATGACGCCACGTTCATTGCGGCCATCAACCGAGCACGCGCTTTGGTCGACGGCCCCAGTGGGCCGGAAGCGACGTTCCGCGCCGGCGGCGAGCTGCAGGTGGGGGCGCAGGTCAATGTCTCGATCGAGGCATTCCTGACCGCGTGCAATGGCCGACTGGTTGAAGTCGGTGGCACCTATAAGCTCTATGTGGGCGAGCCCGGCGCACCGGTGATGGCTTTCACCGATGGCGATATCCTATCCACCGAGGAGCAGACCTTCAGCCCGTTCCTGTCGCTGGCCGATACCGTCAACGGCGTGGCCGCTTCGTACCCCAATCCGGCAGAGGGCTGGAACGTCAAGACGGCGCCGCCGCTGCTGCGCCCGGACCTTGAAGCCCTCGACGGCAACCGCCGGCTGATGGCCTCGGTCTCGCTCGATGTCGTGCCCTATAAGGGACAGGTCCAGCGACTGATGAAGTGGGCATTGAGCGAGGCGCTGCGGGCCCGCCGGCATACCTTCGTGTTGGGTCCTGAATTCCGCGTCATCGAGCCGGGCGACGTGGTGCGCTGGACCTCGGCGCGGAATGGCTATGTGGATAAGCTCTTTCGCGTCGACGGCGTGATCTACAAGGCCAACCTTGATGTCATCGTCGACCTGACCGAAGTCGATCCGTCGGACTATGACTGGGACCAGGACGAAGACTTCCGCCCCGTCACCGATGGTGTGCTCAATCTGGCCGGTCCGATTCCTATGCCCATGTCGGGCTGGGAAGTGCTGCCGGCACGCATCAATGACGACCAAGGGAGGCCACGCCGCCCCTCGATCCAGGTGCGTTATGCTTCCGGCCTCGCTGCGGTGAATGCCGTGCGGGTGCAGGTGCGCGTCTTTGGCGAGACCGTGCCGATGTTCGACAGCGATTCCCAGCCCTATGGCGATCCATGGCGCAACGTCCTGACCGGCACTTTCACTGCCGATACGCTGTACGAGGTGCGCGGCATTCTGCTGGGGCCCGCGCGCCCGCTCTGGTCCAATCAGACCATGGATGTCGACGGCAATGTCGTCGACGGGCCCTGGCTGCAGGTTCGGACTGAGGACATCAAGCTTGGCCCGCTCGATGTCGTCTATGGCGACCTCAACCTCGACGAACTGGGCCAACAGGCCAAGGGCTTGCTGGAGTGGATCGGCGGCAATATCCGCGACCTGATTGACCAGGCGCAGGCACAGGCCATGCTTACCGGTGACCAAGAACTGGCCAATGCGGTGCAGTTTGACGAGATGCGCCGTTCCTTGAGCACGGTGGCCGGCAATTTGTCGGCCAGCTTCGAGGAAACCATCACCACGGCAATCATCCCAATGAATGGTCAGTTGGTGGCGGTAGCTGATGCTTTGACCCAGCTATCGGCTGCCGATGGCGATGATTTAAACACCGCCCGCTGGCGCATGACGGCAACTTCGGGGCCATCCGGATCGTCCACGATTGGCATTGAGACACGCTTCAATCCTGCTGACAGCGACGACTTTCGCATGGCGGGAAGCTATTGGGTGACGCCGAATAATCCAGATGATCCAACCCGGCGCATCGAAATCGCTGATCAGTTCATCATCGCATCGAGCCTTGAGGACATCACCTTTCAGCCGTTCGTGTTTGAGGATGGCGAGGCCAAGATGATGGCTGCGCGCATCGATCGGATAACCGCCGGCCTTTTGGAAGGACCTGCCACAACGATCAATCTGACCACCGGCTTTTTCAGCTTCGGTGCGCCATGAGGGTGCTCCGAGGTTTCCCGGCTCAGGGGGTGGTCGCCTGCTATACCGAAGCAGCGGGCGGGGGGGACATTGGGGACTTCGATGCGCCGCGCAATGCGCCAGCCAAGACCCCAGCGGCACACATGGACAAGATCGCCTTTCACAGCGATTTCGTGCCCTATCACCTGGCGCTTCCCATTCAGACGGTGCTGGTGAGCCTGCCGGCCGTGGCGGCATCGACCGCCACCTGGGCGGCGCCGCCTTTGCTCCCGGGGATGCCCACGCGACTGTCGTATTCCGTCACCGGCCAGCAGCTGTCGGGCGCAGCGAATGCTTATGCCCACAACCTTGGCTATGTGCCATTGGTGATGGTGGCTTACGCAGGCAACGTCATCGTCGCTGGGCGCATTGCCCAGAGCTTCGGCGCCGGCCGCCGGATGATCTCCGTCTATGCCACCACCAGTCATGTGGTGCTCAACTGGTGTGGTTATTCCAGCAGCGTCGACCTCCCGGCGATATCGATCACGGTCCAGGTATTGGTGTTTAGGACGCCGGCCGCAGATCCGGCCAAGGCTCTCTTTTCTGGCAACCCGTCCGGTTTTCAGATCGGGCGCGGCAAGATCGAGAGCACAGGGAGCTACCTGCGTTATCGCTCCGCAGGCGAGACTTCGACTGACTTCGACCTGGCGCGAACGGTGGGACTGGGAAATGGCGGCGTGCGGATCTCCACTGGTGGCGACGTGATGCAAGACGACTTCTACAGCGGCTCCTTTGCAGGTGGCCCCTTTATCCCGGTGGGAACCTGAGCATGGCTGTCTTTCCAGAAAATGGGCACATCATCGTGATCCAGGGCGGGCGCAAGATCTGGGGCACAGACACGCCCCCAATCAACCTACTGATGTCCGCCCAACAGTCTATTGTCCGAACAATAGCCTTCCCTGATTTTCAAAAGGACTTCGTTTACGGCTACAATCAGTTCCGCGAATTCCCGGCCGGTGGGCCAGGCGATCCAGATTACTACGACACGGGATCTTGCGTCACGCTGTCGAAAATCCTGCCCGGAGAATATGGCCCCAGCGCCGGCGGCATCTACAACCTGCCAGACCAGGTGATTGGCACGGTTCCGGCCGGGATGAACCATATAGACGTGCGGGTGGTTCTGAGCTGGACCAAGCGACCGACCGCACACGATGGCTCCTTGGTCATCCGAGGCAGCCCTGTCGCCTCGCCGTTGGGGCAAGGGGTGACTGCGCATCTCCAAGGCGGGTCAGGGGTGCTGGAAATTGCGGGCGGCTGGCGGCGCGCGATCCATGTGGGGCTTTCTGGCACCGACATCGTACTAAGCCGGTTTCAGTCGTCGCGCGGTGGCGCTGAGCGGACATGGGATGCCTGGGGAGGCCCAACCCGGTTCGGCTGGTCATACGGCTCCAGCCCCGATGGCATGGTTGCGTGCCAGCTCGATGCAAAGACCCTGTCATGGCCGGAAGGGCTGCCGGGTGGGCTCAACCCGCCTTATCGAGGGAACTCAACGCAATGCTCGACCACCGACAATTCTAGCTATTCATCGACATGGCAGGCCACGTTTCTGATCACGCCAGGGCGATATAACGCCGGCGTTTAAGCCGGCTCCTTTTACTTCAATTCTAGGGAGGCCCCTGATGGCCGGCAAATCCGACTATGTGACCGGTACGATCACACTCACCAACGGACAGGCGAGCTTTTCGGGCACCGGCTCCGGCTGGCAGCTGGCGCAAATCCGCGAGGGCGACACCGTCATCGATGTGACGGGCGCCACCGAGTTTATGGGCGTCATCGCTTCCATCACCGACAACACGTCGGGGACGCTGACAAAGCCTTGGGAAGGGCCGGACGTCACTGCGGAGTATCGCATCCGGTATATGGCGGATGGCCAGCGTTCGACCGCCCAAGCGCGCCTATTGATCGAACTCTTGGGCAATGGCCGGCTGACCGCCATTGCTGCAGCAGCAGAGCCGGCCGGTGTCATCGAGATGCTGCCCGGTGGCTCTGCCCGGCTCGTGCCCCTCACCGATCTGGTGTCTGGTGCCAACTATGATGTGCAGGTTGCCAATATGGCGGCCCGAGCAGCCTTTGACGGGCAAGTGGCGGGTTTTGCCGTCCTGGTCGCGGACACTGGCGATGGCCGGGCGGCGATCTTCTCAAAGCTGAGCAATGCCAGTGGTGATTGGTCCGCTGCGGCCTATGTAACCGGTCCCCCCATCACCCTCGATATCACCGAAGTTGACGAAGTGCCCTATGGGGCCCCGCCTGATGTGACATTGACGCCTCGCGCCGGCGGCTACGACGTGTCATTCGTGATCCCGCGTGGGATGATCATCGAACCTGGTGCCACCACGACGCTGGCTTCGGACCAACCGGCAGCGGTGACCTTCGTGCCGGTGACCGGCGGCTATCGGGTGGATTTCGCCATTCCGCGCGGGCCTACCGGCGATATCGATGGGGTAACGCCATTCTGGGTGACGCGGCTTGGGTCTGATGCCGATGCTACGGCCGCGCGCACCGGCTTGGGTGCCGTGGGGGCGCCCGGCAGCGCAGCTGATAATCGCATTGCCGTGTTCGACGGCGACGGAAATTTGCTCAAGGACGGTGGAAAGACGATTGCCGAGTTAACTCCGGCAAACGGAAGCGTAACCAACGTCAAGCTTGCCGATATGGCTCAGGCGACCATCAAGGGACGCGCTGCGGGGGCGGGAACTGGTGTTCCGGGTGACCTAACCGCCGCGCAGGTGTTGGCCATCACAGATGCTTACGCCAAGAGTAATATTCTTGGCGCAGTTTCGCAGTCAGCGGGCGTCCCGACTGGAGCGGTAATCGAACGCGGCAGCAATGCAAACGGAGAGTATGTACGTTTTGCAGATGGGACGCAGATTTGCACGCGGACACAATCATACCCAAGCGTATCGTTCAGCAACGTATCGGGTTCAATCTATTTTGCCGCGTCTGCTCCTGCTGCTGTATTTCCAGTATCGTTTTCTGTTCTCCATGATGCATCAATAAAAACATTTGCGTCTGGTAAAGCCTCATGGGCTGCGACGGGCAATCAGCCAACTCTCTCATCATGGCCTAATTTCTATGCATTCGCAGAAATCTCGGGCACAGCACCATTGGTTGTTTATTATTTTGCGATTGGAAGGTGGTTCTAAATGCGTATTTCATTCTCTCCGCAGCGCCGCGATGACGCACTGACGGTTCACAAGCGGGGAGACGTGCTCACCATAAACGGGGAAGTCTTTGACTTTTCCGAACTGCCCAACGGTGGGACGCTGCCCGCTGATGCAATCAACAGCCAGTGGATCGTGGGTGATGTGGTTCGGGGCAACGGCGGGGTCAGTCTCACCCTGCTGTTGCCGCATGGCGCGAACCCATCCGAGGCCGTGGCGTTCCCGGCCATTCTGGTAAATCCCGCGAACGGCAATGTGCCAGTGCCGTTTGATCGACCACCGGTCCAGCCCGAACCGATCGCGCAACCTGAAGGGAATGCAGGTGATGAGTAATATCGATTGGAGCATGCTGGTAACGCGCGAACAGCGCGAGGCCAAAGAGGCCGCTGACGCGCGCAAGGATCACTTCCCCAACCTGGAACCGGATCAGTTCTGGTTCGTGGTGCGAGCATCGGGCTTTGAGCCCGAGCTGCTGGCGTGGGTCGAGGCCATGAAGGACGAGCCCAACCCAGCAAACTGGGCGGCTGCTTCGTCCAAGCTGGACTTCGGTAAGTTCTTCGAGCGCGATCATCCGTTTGTCGAGGATGCCCGTCAGGCCATCGGAATGTCGGTGCAGGAGCTGGACGCCCTCTGGCTGTACGGGGCCGCATAAAAAATGCCCGGGCTACCAACATGCCCGGGCAAGTCTGACTGACGTCATGCAACTGCGTCCATACAAGCTGCAGGCAAGTAATGCAGCTGTGTGCTGGGCGGTTCCAACGGGATGCGGAAAATTTGGAAACAACGGGGCCCGGGCTAGACTACATCACCCGGGCCCTGGGATCTTTCGACCCCTTGATCTCCGGTGGCGGGTTTGGAGCTTGGGACGACCGTGCTGCCACTGGAGGTCATTGGCCGAACGTCTACGTCCTCCATTCGTTCCCTATGAACTACTTGGAGGTACACGGTTGCATTGATCGACCTGCATAGGAACGGATATGGCTAGCAAACTGACATGTAGCATTCTTGGCGGCGTGTTTGTGGGTGGTGTGCTGGCGTCGGTCGCCGGGCATCCCGAGACGTTAATCCCAGTGTTCATAGCTGTCGGCGCCGGTGCTGCTGGCATTTGGCACTATGTGGAACGCCAAGACTGACAAAAAAAGCCCGGGCTTTCGGGCCCGGGCAGTTTATCGCGGCCAGCATAGTAAGCCGCGATGTGTGGCGGTGCAGAATTAGGTCTCAGGTTCCAGCGGCACCAGCTTCGGGCGTCCGCGCCCGCGCGGGGCAGTCTCAGCGGTCGCAGAAGTCCATTCGTCGCGGTGCTTCGACAGTCGAGCAGCGCGCTGGATCCTTGCGGCAAGCAGGGCTCTGACCGTCTTATGTGGATCCACCAGTCCCACTGGCACCCGCATTACTTGTTCATCGAGTTTGGCGACGATGACGCCGTGCTCGACATAGTAAGTGGCAGTGTAGGCGGTTCCATTGTCAACGATTTCAACTGCGCGAACTTCGTGTTCTGTATGCATCGTAACCTCCTTTCAACGGCGAGTGTAACGTGACTCTGGGTGGTGAATATTTCAAGTCCGTGCGATGGAGCGTCCTGCCGCTCGCGCATATAGACGTACCATCGAGAGGCCGGTTTCACTTTCTGAATAAACCTTCGCCACCAGGGCTCGCTTGTTTCCGCCCCGGACTATTTCAATACCTAGAACCTGGTGGGCGGCGGCATCTGGTGTGTCAGCCACGACCAAGGTTTCTGTTTCGACGCTTTGCCGCAGGTCGATAACGCGAAACGTTTTGGACACTTCGCTCTCCGTACCAAGCCATTGTTACGTTGGTTCAATGCTTAGAATTGCGCGCTCCATCAACGCGACCATGGTGCTGGTTTCAGGCTGATAGCCGCCATTGTTCAGTCGCTGGACGTGGATGAAGCCATGGGTACAGAGGGAAGATGCGAGGTCTTCGATAGACCGTATGTCTTCGATCAGGATCGATTTTCCGGAAGTCAGTTCAACCTTGTATTCCGCCATATTCGCCCCCCGCGTTGCACCAAGATGTAAAACAAATCCTAGCGTCCACTCAAGCCGCAGCTGGAAGTTAGGCCGCGTAGGCGCCTCGTCATCTGCAAGATTTTGAGGAGTTAGAGCGAGGCGGCAGCCCAGACAAGTGCTGCGACAGCGCCGATCGCCATCGTCCAAAAAATTGCATCCGCCAACCGCTCGCGCTTACGTTTGGGTTCAAGTTCAATCACCTCGGGCCCGGCTGCCGCGCGGTCAGCGCTGGGTCGCAGCTTGGGCTTACCCCACTTCAATCGCCTGAAAGCAAACAGGTTTGACCTGCTGCGCTGAGTCTCGATCTTCACGTCGTGGTCCATGGCCAGACATTGCCGCAGCGGGCCCAGTCGGTCCAGCGGACGACGCCGCCAACCTTAATCCAACATTGATAGGAGCTTACGATGGCAACGCAGCTGCCAGCGGACTTTGCCGCGTTCTCAAAGCAATGGGAGGGCTTTCGCGACAAGGCTTATCCCGATCCCGGGTCGCGCGATGGCACGCCTTGGACCATCGGCTACGGCCAAACCGAGATCAACGGCGCCCCGGTCAAGAAGGGCGACACCATCAGCGAGGCGCTCGCCGCCTCTCTGCTTCAGCAGCGCCATGACCGATTGGCTGCGCGCATTCTCGGCGTGGTCAAGGTTCCGCTCTCGCCGTACCAGCTCGCCGCTCTGGTTTCCTTCGCCGACAACGTGGGTTGGGGGAGTTCGTCGGTGCCGGGCTTTTCGAGCTCGACGCTGCTCAAGAAACTCAATGCCGGCGACTATGAGGCTGTGCCAGGCCAACTGGCCCGCTGGGTCAACAATGACGGGTCCAAGATGCAGGGCCTGGTCAATCGCCGTGCAGCTGAGGCTGGACTGTGGGCCAAGGGCGCCTTCGTCGCCTCGGCGCCGGTGTCGGCCAAGCCCGGCAACCCCATCAAGGAACTGGTGACGCCGGAGAACCTGGCAGCGGGTGGCGGGCTCCTTGGCGGTGCTGCCGCCGTCGCCTCGGGCAATGGACCCGTTCAGTACGCCATTGCGGCTCTCATGGTCGTTGCGGCCATCACCATCGCCTTCCTCGTGATCCGCAAGGCCTCGCGATGATCAGTTGGCTCGCGGGCCCGTGGGCCAAGGTTCAAGCGGGGCTGGCCATCGCCGGCGCCGTCATCGTCGCCATCGGGATTGCGCTGCTCAAGGGCCGCGCCGAGGGCAAACGCTACATGGAAGCCGAACAGCAAAGGAAACGCGATGCGCTCCAGGAAGAATACGACCGTATCGACGCTGGGCCTGTTGATCCTCGCGGGGCTTATGACCGGCTGCGCAAGCGCGAGGGGGGCCGGTAACTGCCCGGCGCTGTCATCGCCGCCAGTGGCCGCCATTGATGCCCTGCAGGCGGCGCAGGACAGCGCCGTTGATGCCTGGGTGGTCGACCTCGATCGGCATTACGACAAGCTGGCCGTCTGCCGGCGCTGACCACCTCGGGCGGCTCCGGTCGCCCGACCTATTCTCTATCCGTGGGGCTCGGACCATTGACCGTTGAAAAAGGTGGCGACATGCACGCGCCCGCTCGCAAATATGAAGTGAACATCAACACGCTGATCCTGCTGACAGGGTTCGCGGCCACGGCGATAGGCTGGGGCATCATCTGGGGCCGGTTCACGGCCGATGTGTCAGCCATGGGCCAGAAGTATGACGCCTGGATCGTGACCCATGACCAGATGCACAAGGATCGGCTGGCGGCAGTGACCGGCATCGAGGCCCGAACCGATCAGCGGATCAGTGCCATGGAAGGCGAGATGCGGAAATACGAGAACCTGGCTTATCGCATCACAGTGCAGGAGCAGGGCTCCCAGACGCTGGCCCGCTCGGTCGAGGAACTGAAAGCCGCTGTGAACAGCCAGAGCGGCGATATCCGAGTGATGCGAGAGATCTTGCAGCGCCTCGATCCGCGGTCGATCAATCCCAATTAACGCTGGCCGGTTAATCGTCGTCCGGTGCGTCCCAGTCCTCCTGCGTAAGGTCACCCCAGTTCTCATCGAAGAAAGACTGGAGATCCGAACGAATAGCTTGATGCGCAGCGTCTGGGTCGGCGAACTTCGTTTCGTGCAATCTAAAGAGCCGTAAAGCCATTTCGGGTTTGCCAGCCTCGAAGTACTTGAGCGCCTGTCGCACGGTGTCCCCACGGGCATTATGCAGCATGCCCTTCTTGAGTTGATCCTCCAAATCCGATTGCTCAACACCATACTCCTGTACCCTCCGCCATCGACGATAGCGGTCTGCAAACTTATTGGCTCGATCATATTCCGCCCCGAAGCGAGGCTGGCGATATTGATCGAACTCAAGACCGGCTGAAACGCGCGCCGAAAGGTCGTTTAATCGATCAATCAAAACTTGGCGGTAGGGCATTCCATTTTGCTGCTCAGCGAGGCTGATAGCGTCATGCACATTGTCCAGCAGATCAATAATGCTTGGCTCTTCCGGGTAGAAATGCTCAAGCGCGGCGAGGATTTCAGCATTCATGGATCGGCCGCTACGTTCCGCCGCCTTCTTGATGCGGTCTCGCATCCCATCCGGCATTCGCAACACATATTTGTCTTGGGGCTGAAGGGGCACACGGGCCATTTTGAGTTTTCCCGATTATTCACACGCGGAGAGGGCTAAAAGCCATCTTTGCGCTTGACGCGTATATGGCTAACAGCCAGTCTGCAATCGTGGCTTTTAGCCATGGTTACCAGACGTACAAGGAGCGACGATGTACCCCAGCACGATAGCGGACAAGTTTGTGATCCGGCTTCCCGCCGGCCTTCGCGATCGAATAAAGCAGCACGCCGCAGCCAACCACCGAACGATGAATGCCGAGATAATCCACCATTTGGATGCTGTTCTCGGAAAAGCAAAAGGCCCGGCAGAGGCGCCAACCTCTCCGAGCCATGATCAAAACCCATCCCCAGCAAGGAATGAAAGCAATGATGCACGAACATAACGCCTCCAGGGCGCAAGGTCTACCTGCACAGATCGGGAACGTTCCAGACGGCGACCCTATTGGGTACAAGGGGCAGCCCGTGATGACGACCGAACTGATGGCCAAAAGCTTCGGCGCAGGCATCAAGCAGATTTCGGACAACTTCGCCAATAACTCGGCCCGTTTTGTGGAGGGGGTGCATTTCCACAAGGTGCATGGGCCGGCATTGAAGGCTCTCAAGAACGAACCCGATTATATCGGGTTGGTTGGCAAGACCGCCTCTCATCTGTTGCTCTGGACCGAACGCGGCGTCGCTCGTCACGCAAAGATCCTCGACACAGACACGGCCTGGGAAATCTTCGAGCAGCTGGAGGATACCTATTTTTCTGTGAAGGCTGGCCTGAGCCTGCTGAAGCGCAGCGCCCAATTGCGTGAAGTTGAGCAAGTGTTCAGCATCACCGCGCGGATGGCCAAGCTGGCGGGGCTCAAGGATAACGCTGCAATTCTGTCTGCCGCGTTGGCAACGAAGCGCGAAACCGGCACTGATCCACTCGAGATCGTCGGTCGCACCCACCTGCCAGCCCCCGCCAATCTGGCCATGATCAATCCAAAGACTATTGGTGATCGGCTCGGTGGTCGAAGTGCTCAGGACGTAAACAAAGACCTGATCCATCATGGGTTTCAGCGCTCGTTCCGCGACGACAAGCGGGCACTCCACTACGAGCCTACCGAGAAGGGCGTTACTGCCGGTGGGCAGATGATGGATACCGGAAAGAAGCAAGGCGGGCGCATGATCCAGCAGCTTCTTTGGCCCAGCAGCATTGTCGAGACGCTTCGGCGCCTGATTTTTGGGGGCATGTGATGACTAAGCTTGGCGAAATCACTGTGAACGGCAAGCCGGTGTCAGTTTTCGAAAAGCCGCACGTCGAGCCGGACTTCCCCTGGGTGGATGTTGAGGAATTGGCGAAGGCCTTTCTTCCTCGCTCTCGTGCCCGCCGCATTGTCGCACTGACCCATAGGTTTGGTGAAGCCGAGGGGCAGCGTGCTTGCTCTACCGCCCGCAACGGGGACCGTATCGCGACCATCATCTGCCACGCGATGGCGCAAGGTCTTTGCGGAATGATTGACGTAGAGGCAGGGCATCACGTGGACGAGCTCGGACCGGCGCATAGTGGCTACAGCGCCGCAATGGGTGGGTTCATCTTCGATAAGGGCCTGATGTCGATGGAGGCCATGTTCGCGGCCTTCAAAAACTCGGGTGGCCCATCAATGCGCGCGTTCCGGGAGGGCAAGGCATGAGGCCTCTCACCCTCAATATGATCGGCTGGTCGATCCTCGACTATGAACTGGCCTTCGACGGCATCCGCCAGGTCAACGACGCAACGGTCTGGCTTCAGAACCAGCCTCGGGCGACGAGTGCCAAGACGGGTGACTATCATCCGGGCGCCGCCTTCATCTGCGACATCGGCGAGGGCTGGTGCGGGGAGGTTATCGGCGAGCTGATCGACAGCTTGCGCGCAGTTCGCTTTCCCGACCCGAAACATGAGGAACGGCGCATCCTGATGTTGCTGCACTATGCCTCCTAG